ACATTACGGCCACGCTCAGCAAACCAATCATTTGCTTTTTCAAACATGCGATCAACATCACGTTCATTATTAATTGTGTTATAAAAGTTAATTTCTACAGGACCACTATCATTTTGTTGAACAATCGGTTGAACTGCTCCTGTCGCTAATGCCGACAGATTAGAAGCAATGTTATCTTGTTTGTTTATCCCATATAAATTCAACTTTTTAAAAGTATCATCCACCATATTAGAAATATTGTTGAAAGCGGATTGCAACGCATTATCTTTGTTTGCATTATTGTTTGGAGCATTATAAAAATCTTTTAGAATTTGTTCCCTGAAACCAGCTATTTTTTTACCGATTTCTAGCCACTTATTGGATTCCTTAAATTCTTTTAGTATATCTTGGGATGGGTTCCCCCCCTCTAATATACTACGAATATAACGGGCAATAGGACTATCGTCTTCTACTCCATCAATGGTGAAACTTTCTAATTCTTTACCTACTGCTTTTAATGCATCCCTCATGTCCATTGGCAAATGAGTAATCCAATCATTAAGATAATCTCCATCGTATAATATTGCTTCAAAATAACTCCTAAGAGGATTGTTATTCATCATTCCGTTTATAGAGGAACTATTGAATGTACCTAACGTATTTTCTAATACGGAATAGACCGAAGTTGCTAAGTTTTTAGCCGCTGCAAGAACCGTCGATACAGATTGCTCCATACCAACAGCAAGCCCAGCACCAACTTGTTTACCAACCTGATCCCTCATTTTTCGAGATGGACTATGGATGTCGAAGAAGGAAGTAAAACCGTCAAGAATATCGTTACCTATAGATTTCACCTTATTTAACACTTTGCCAGCCATACTGCCTAGACCGTCTATCAATCCACTTATAATATCTTTACCTATCTTGAATAAATCAATCTTCTTTAATGTATCAACAATTTTCGGTACAATATCTGTCACGATTGTAGAACCTAATTTTCCAACCATGCTGACAATACCTTTTATTAATGCCCAGATCAGTTGGACACCAGCTTCCAGTATCTTCGGTAAATTCTTAATGAGCTCCCCTGCTAAAGTAATGATAAGCTTTAATGCTGCCGCAATTAAATCTGGTATAACTTTTACAATACCAGCAATTAACATAAGCAAAATCTTTACGCCTGCTTCCAGTATCTTCGGCAAGTTCGCAATTAATGTAGATGCTATTTTGACAATTAAATCTAATGCTGCATTAATAAGTTGTGGTAACACTTGTACGATTCCATCAATAATGGCCATTAAAATCTTTACACCGGATTCAATTATTTTAGGTAAGTTTGTTAATAAAGTATCCGCTACTTTAGTTATAAGAGTTATCGCTAAATCAATAAGTTGCGGTAGCATTTTAATGATTCCGTCTATTAAGCTAGTTAAAACCTTAACACCAGCTTCAATTATCATAGGTAAATTCGCTGTAATGGCTTCAATTAAAGTTGTAATGACTGTAATAATCGCTAAAGCAATCATAGGTAAAGCTTGTGTGATTCCTGTAATTAATGAAACTAATAAATTTATTCCCATTTCAATTAGCTGGGGTAAAAATAACATAATCCCACTAATAATAGTTTGAATAATTGTTACAGCTATTTGAATTAACTGTGGAAGCATCTGCATAATTCCATTTATTAAAGTTAGGATCAATTGAAGTCCTGTTTCTATGAGTGTAGGTAAGACTTGTACAATTCCAGAAATTAAAGTTTGAATGATTTGTATTCCCGTTTGAACAATCATAGGGAGATAGGTAGCAATCATCTGCGAAATTGTATTTATTATGCTAACAATGGCTTCAAGCACAATTGGAGCCGCTACAACCAAACCATTCACAAGGCTTGAAATCATTTGTGATCCGGCTTCAAGAAATTGTGGTAATGCTGTTGTTACGAAATTGGCTATATTAGTAAAGATATTCGTAATAGTTTCAAGGATAATTCCTGAGTTTGCATTCAAATACTCTGCAATCGCTGGTAAATAACGAGATACAGAAATAAGAACACCAGGAATCCCTCCTACAATTGCACCCGCTATCGTAGGGCCAATCATCTTAAAGATTTCACCTAACTGGCTAAAATCTCCCGAAAAAACAGCTTTTATAGCATCAAAAAGATGAAGACACGCTTCACGTATTTTAACAACAGCTAAACCTATTTTCTCCGCTGCTGCTTGAAAACTCTCAGGCAAATAACCTACCCATTGGTTCATATGATCGCCTTCAACCGCTGTGGTAAATAGATATTTACCTAGCGAAGCTAATACTTCACCAAAAATCCGAACGCTTTCAATTACATTCGTAATGCTATTTCTAAACCCTTCATTGTTTTCCCAAAGGTGTTTTATCCCAACAACTAATCCAACAATTGCGGCGGTTACCCCTATAATAATTGCTGTATAACCAAAAAATGTCGCGGCAACCGCCCCTATACTTAATCCAGCATAGGTTGCATAACTCGCTAACGTAATAAATACAGGACCTAAAGCCATACCAGCCCCAATAAGGATTCCAATTGCGGTTACAATTGTTGTTATAGCTGCTGCTAATGCTGGATGTTCTGAAACAAAGCTCGCAAAAGCACTAATTACATCAGCAATGACTCCCAAAACAGGTTCAAGTGCCATTTTCAAGTCGTTCATAGCTTTTTGAAACTTTACTGCTGGGCTGGCATCCATTTTCTTAATCATTTCATTTAGTTGTTCTTGATCTTTGTTTAAATCTATAACTTTACCTTGAGCGCCAATAAGTGTATTGGTGATATTCTGCCCCTGATCTTCATACATCGTTCCGAAAAGCTTAACACCAATCTCGTTTCGCTTTGTTTCATCTTCAATGCTAACTAGCGCTTTCGCAATCTCTGTCATTGCTGCCGAACCTTCTTTACCGCCTTTAGCGACAGATTTCCCCCACTTTTCTAACTGATCAGCCGAAATTTTAGTGCCTTCAAGAGCTTCTTTCATAGACTTGTCGACACCTTGACCAAATTCAGCCGCTTTAATACGGCCTTCTTTTAGTCCATCTAAGAGATTATCAATATTCCAGGTACCTGTATCAACACCAGCTTCCATAATCGCTTGTACTTCTTCAGCATTGTAACCTGCTCGTGTTAGCTGCCCACCATATTCAGCGATAATGTCCAATTGCTCAGGAGGGAAACCGATTTTTAACAGACGATTTGTTAGACCTAAAGCCGTATCACTAGTTATTCCTAATTCATTACCGATTTCATTTGCTTCTTGAATTAGCTCAGTAAAATCTATACCTGCATAGGCACTTGCAATGGCTCCAGCTCCTTTTACAATGGAAGCATTAGCTTTATCACTGACAGTTTGATTTAATGCCCATTGTCTACGTGTACCCTCAAGTGCTTCTTCCACATCAACACCATAAGCTTCTAAACCGCGAACCGCTTCTTCTACTGATTTTTTAGAAGATGCTGGAACTTCAAAAGAGACGTCAATTTTTGTTTTTTAACTTAGAGGTATCAAGCGCTTGCTCAATGGCTCCTGAAATACCACCGCCAGCCATTAATCCACCTAGAATATTTTCTAAGCCGATATCTAATTCTTTGAAACTGTGCGACGCTCTCTCTGCTTCTCGTGAAAGGTCTCTCAAATCATTTCGAACTTGTTGTAATGAGTTCCCATCATCTATTGAACGAAGAGATCGCTGTAATTTCTCAATATCTGCTTCTGAACCTAATGCTTCACGTCCGATGATTTGAATCGCTTGTTCTAACTGCCTAGCTGTCGCTGTACCGTTTCGTATTGCATTTGTAAGGTTATTTCCTAATGCATTTGCAAAATGATCTACACTCGTTTCAGTCGCATCAAAGAATGTCTTTAATTGTTTCGTTGCATTTTCTTGTTCCTGCAAACTTCTATTTGTCGAACTTAATTGATTCTGCAACTGCTGTTCTGCTGTCCGAGCTTGTATAAGCTGCGTTTCATATCTTTGGATTTCACTAGCATTTTCACCATACTGCTGTTTGGCTTGATCTAACTGTTTCTGATAGTTTTGTACTTTACTAGCTGCAACAGTATGTTGCTCTCCAAGATTATCTATTTTTAAACGTAACTTCTCTATTTCTGAAGCATTCTCACCAAGCGTCGCTTTTTGTAACTCGTATTGAGCATTCAACTTAGAAAGAGAAGATTGCAACTGCTCTTCCTGTCCTTTTAGCTCTTTCAGTTTTTGAGCTGCCTTAGCTGTTTCACTTGTTCTTTCCTGTTCAGCATCTCTCGCCTGCTTTAAACTTTCAGAAGTTTGTTTAATACTATTCGCTAACTGTTGTTCCGTTATTTGTTGGCTTCGTAACTTTGATTCCAACTTTGCTACAACAGTAGAGTTTTCTCCGTACAATTCTTTAGCACGTTGTAAATGTTCCGCCGTTGCTTGCGTCGCCCTTTGTGCAACTGCATACTGTTGGGAAAGGTTTTGAAGTTTTGCTTGTAGTTTTTCTGAATCAGTAGCATTTAACTTCATCTGCTCTTCTTGCAATTTCATTTCTTGACGAAGTTTTTTCGTTTCCTGATTCATGCCCTTCATAGCATCATTAAAATCTTTATTTTGCGCTTTAAATATAACTTCAACTTCCGAATTATTTCTTGCCATTTTCTCACCTACCTTTACTTGGGATTGTTACGCCATGCTTCAAACGCTGTAATCCCCGCGTAGATACGCTCAACAGACGAAATTGGCTCATGCCAAAAAGTCTCTGGATCTATTCCAGAGACTAGACAATATAAGACGTATTTATCTTCCACACATTCGATTTTAATGTCTGGATTTTTTACTTTTTTTCGCCATTACCGCCGCTATTTGTGCTTTTTTTGAGTGCTGCGGCAAATTGATTTGGATCTTGACTAATTACATCAACAACCAGTTTCGTATATAGTTCCATAGATTCCGCTAATGAATCATGATACTTCTGTAAGAAATCATCAAATGTTAACTTCTCTTTAGGATTTGCTCCTTTAAACGACATATAAATCACTTTATGAATACTTGTTTGATCGATTTGTTCTAAAGCTGATAAGTCTTTATTACCCTCATTTCTTAGTCCATCTAAAGCTTGGAATTTCACGATATCAGCAATAATTGAACTAGTAATAAGCCCTTCTTCTTGGCCTTTTTTCAAAGCGTAATTGGTTAAAAATGCCGGATAGTTCTGTTTATTAATAAAACGTTTTTCATACTCACCTTCTACTTCTACAAATTCGACTTCTTTTAATGTTATTTTTTGTACTTTCATCTGCTATTTCCTCACTTTCATTTTCTTCTCATTTAAATCCAAAAGAAAAAGCCCTGTATGAAACTAGGGCTTTAAGCTGAAGTTGTTCCTTTTACAAGGGCTGAATTAAATTGTGTATGCCATTTTTGTGCAACTGTCGCATCTGCTAATTCATCTACAAACGCTTCATAATAGAAATTCTTTAATTCATCTGGTAAGGCTGTGAATTCTAATTCCATCATTGCTAATTCCTCTTCACCATTCGCAATAGCAAATTTAAAACCAGTGGAGTTTGAGCAATTTGGAAACGCAATAAGTTTTACTACATCTTCAAACTCATCTACTACATCAGCCGTAAATACAAAATCATATCCCTTTGAAGCACTCCCAAACGCCCATACACCCGGCTTTAATCCAGTTGTATTAAAACCAAAATAATCTCTTGCTACTTTAACAGGAATATGCGCTGAAACAGTTACTTTAAGTTCCGTGGTTTTCGATTTCTTTTTCAACGTCACGCCACCGCATGTTTTTTTCATTTCCTTGTTTTCTGGTTCCCCTTCAATTGATCCTACACATCCAAATTTCGTTCCTGGATCTTGCGTACCTTTCTTCTTAAATTGAATACTTGCATTCGCAATTAATACGGAATCAAATTCTTCAATCACTTTAGGCATTTTATAATTCCTCCTCTAATAATTTATCTATACCTACATGTAGTTCTTCTAAAATTCTTGGTCTGGCATTTTGTATCCCACGCTCCGCAAATCTTTGCTCTAAAGGATTGTGAGACCCTCTACCTTCGTTTGGGAAAACTAGATATCCAAACGAACCTTTTTTATTGGCTGCTCCACCACGGGCCAATATCCTAAAACCTAAATTCATCTTTTCACTTTTTGACCAGTTGCTATCTTTGGCATGTGTCTTATTTCGGACACTCCATTTAGAACGAGATACCGGAATCAGCTTTGTAATCTCTTCTATTGCAATTCGTATACCGTCCGTGTGGAGGATGGTATTGATTGTAGGTTCCATCTTATTTGGTAATAACCGCATTTTTTCTTCAAGCTTTTCAATCGCTTCATAATCAAGCTCAAATGCACTCAATTGGAATCACCCTCTTAAATGTAAAAACAACACGATCAATAAAACGATCTGTATCTTTCACTTGAAGACGGTCGCTTTTAGAAACTACAAAGGATACCATTTTCACCTTGCCAACCCACGAAATAATGTCAATGACTTGCTCATCTAAATTCGATTGATTTTCCGATAAATAACTAACGTATATACTTTGAGAAATTGTACGCTCATTTGAAGATGGCCGAAACTCACCATATTCCAAAATAAAACAGTTGTATCCCTCTTCTGTTAACTGTGATTCCTCATCTTCTGCTAGTTCATCCTCAACAACTAAAAGCTTAAATCCGTCTTCAAGAGCTTTTTTAACACCACTTCTCTGCTCCTTCATAAGCTTTTTTAGATTTTTCATTCACGAGATTTCACCGCCTGCTGCAAATAAAAGAAAAGATATTGCTTGTTAGAATCATGATCCGCTTTAATCACGTCATATTCGATTCCATCCATTAATACCTTAAGTTTATTTTTATTTATTTTTCTAAATGAAGGTGGATATAGTGTTTTAACTTTTAAATCTAATCCCGTTGTTAAAACTCCCACCATTTTGTAATCACTGTCTCTTAAAGACATCACTTTATAGGCAAGTTTTCCTTCTTCATGAAACTTCTCACCTATTCTTTTCCCCTCTTCTGAACGCTCTGTTTTTTTATATCCGTATTGTAGAAATCCGTCATTTAAGGTTTCTCTATACGCTTTTAGAACCATTAATTACACCAACTTTTCCTAAAGCCACATCTAAAATAAGCCTGGATAATTCATTTTTATAATTTTTTTCAAACTCATCACCTGCATTGTTATAAACATACCGACACCGTTCTAACAGCAAATCTTTCGGGGTTAGCTCCTTTGAAAAATCAAAAGACGCATTTGTTAAACCAAACAAATACGCCTCTCCTTTTTCCAAAAGTTTTATTAAACTAGCATCCTCTTCATTCCATGTGATTTTAAGAACGTCTTTTAATTCTTGCAAAAGATTATCCATTTGCATCACCTTCTAATAAAGTGATTAATTCGGCCTTCGTTGCATTAGCCTTATATTCAATACCGCTTTGATCTAGTAGTGATTGAATCTCTACCTTCGTTAATGCTGCATAATTCCTCTCTTCAACAGGAGAGGAGGAATTAGGGTGTTGGAGTTCCTTCTTTCGGTTCTAGTGCTGTAATATCAAATACAGTGAACGAATCATGATCTAATGGACGACCGTTTGCAAGCTGACGAATCAGGTATAAACGTTGATCTTGGATTAAACGAACTGTATCATCTGATACTAATTCTTGTTTTGAAGCAACCCCCATAAAGTAATCTTTTGTTTTTCCAGAAATCATTGTGTTTAATGGAACTGCCGGTGATTGAACAATCGTTAAACCTGGTACACCGAAGTTATCATACGTCCAAGTTCCATCGTCTTTACGCTTCGCGCCAATAGGGAAGAATTTCGTTGCATAATCTAATGGATTCAGAATCAAAGTAACCCCTGTATAACGTTTCGTTCCACCTTTTGTTGTAGGTGCTAAAATTTCTTTTCCAATTGTTGCGGGTGTGAAATCCTTTAGAACTATTTTCTTTTTATCTGGATAAATACCATCTGTTACAGCACCTTTTAAATCCTTAATCATGCCTATTGGCTGTTTTTTTCCTGTCCCCATAACAATGACTCTTTCTAATTCTTCAGCTACAACTTCTTTCATAAATGTACGGACGTACTTATCTAACCACTCAGGACCTAACTCAAACATTGCTTTACATACAACTAAAAATCCGCTAAGTTTGTACATTCCTTGATCAATTGTTGTAAAACCTTCATCAATCATTTCTTTAATTTCATCACATACATCACCCCAATAAGCTGAAGCTGCACCTTCTTTTCTTACAATCCATTGAGTAGTTGCTCCTACTGTTTGGAAGTTAACAAGGGATAATAATGGATGTTCCTTTTCTAACTCTTCAAACACACGCTCAAAAATAGTTGGTGGCATTAGTTTATGCGTTTCATTGAATGAATTCGCCTCGATTGCTGCATTGTAGAATTTCTTTTCGTCATTTGTTAAAATACGTACACCACGTGAAGCCAATACTTGTGCATCCCAATTTTCATTTTTTGCTTGTTGTGCTTCACTAATTACATCGTTCATCATATCTTGAAAATGCTGCATGTTATTTTCCATATTTGCAACAATACGTGCTGCTACTACCTGTGCATCTCCTGTTTCAAATGCTTCTTGCACATTAATAATCTGTTGATCTTTATTTTCGATTACTGGACGATCTAAATTTCTAATAGTCATCTTATTCCCTCCTGTTTGTAAGACAATAAAAAAAGAACTGCTTTATGCGCGCTTAAATTTATTAAGTATATTTTGATTTGCACTCGCTACTGCTGGTTCATGCTGTTTATTTTTATTTCGAAATTTTTGTAGAACATTATTTTTAAATTCCTCTGGATCTATCACTTCATTATTTTCCACATGTTCATTTACCTTGTGAGCCAATCCAAATTCTACTGCCTCATTTGCGGTAAACCATGTTTCGTTCGCAATCATCGTCTCAATTTCTGAACGTTCTCCTTGATAACGAGTCATATAAATATCCGCAAGCGACTTATCAATTCCTTCAAGAGCATTCAACGTTTTACGAATATCTAATTTTGTCCCCCAAGTCCATGTAGAAGCTTCATGAATCATTAACATAGAACCTGTATTCATAATTAATTCATCTGCTGCCATCGCAATAATAGATGCGGCGCTTGCTGCCAGTCCATCTACATTAATGATGATTTTTGCCGGATGGTTTTTAAGTTGGTTATAAATCGCAATTCCATCAAATACATCCCCACCAGGACTATTCAGATTGATATTAATAACATTTGCCGAAGTAGCTTTCAATGTTCTCTCAATATCAACTGCTGATGTAGAATCACTCCACCATGATTCACCAATATCACCATAAATCGTTATGTCCAGCGAATCAGCTTTTGCTTCTGCCTTAAAGGCATGTTGGACATTAGCTAGATGGTTATATTTTTCATTCTTGTAACGTTTCATTCTTTTCACCTCCTTCCAGTGAATCCGCTTCTTGATAGTTTTTTGTTACATGTCTTCTGTTTGCCCATTCTTCGTCAATAGGCTCTTTTCCAAGCATCATTATGACGTCATTAATTGTTAGACCACCAATCGCAAATAATTTATCCATTGCGGTTGATAATTTCGTAATATCAACAATCTTAATTTTTGTTGTATCAATTTTTAAATAAGTTCTTTTTAAATACTCTTCTTTTTTGTACATCTTTCGATTAAATTCATCTTGTATCAATTCAGCAATCGGATTAATGCAAAATGCTAAAAATGAATCCATTTGCTTTTCAATATCAGCCACATCACCTTTTAAAATACCGATAGGCACATGAAAAGCCGTTGCTACATAACCAAATATGTCACTGACTAAATCGCTAATATCACGGCTTGTGCTATTGTTTGCGACGCCGTTTTTACTATCACTCATATCTTCAATTTCATATCCATTCTGCAATTGAAAAGCAGAACCTACTTTATCAGCGTTAAACCAATTTTTTAACTGACCTTCAAACATTTCATCAATCGCGGCTTGCGTTTCTGGATCTTGCGCTCTTAGAAAATCGCCTTTAATTAACAAGCGCTTATTATTTTTTCTTTTATAATAGTCAATGGACGATGCAAGCAATTTTCCAAAACTGTTATACATTCCATCTATGACTTGCATAATATTGCGGTCATTCAATTTAAAATGAAACACTTCAGATTCATTAAACGGTTTATCAAAGGTGAAATCACCAATTGTTATACTGTTGTAGATGTTTTCTTTTAACGCAAACTTAGTAATATCAAAGGAATCTGCAATATATAATTGCTTATTTTGCATAATTACTACACATTCATTTTCCATAATTAAATGATTAACTAAGCTATGCATAAATTCTGATGCATTTTGATTTTGATTCGGTTGTACATTAAGTAAATAATGATTTTCACCACGTTTTTCTTTCCCTTTTTCAAACGTTTGAAATTCACTCCTAGTTAGAGCGTTGGCTATTAAATCAATACAACTTTCTACAGCTAATTTTTTATAATAATAATCAACACTTAATTCATAAACACACTCCTTTAAAGTAATCGTATTATTACTTCCAAGAAAGCCACTTATCCATTCTCTTAATCCCATATTCTCACCACCTCTTTTACACATTAAATGATCTAAATATCTTTCTAACATTCTCTTTTGTTAAAGCGTTAGATTCTTTCAATTCACTATCTAAATTAAGAGCATGTAAAAAAGCGTGAAAACCATCTGTTTTCCGCTTCTCTGGATCAATCTTTGCATATTCGATATTCCCATTGTTTTTATTATCCTTGAAAGTGTTCCATACATACCAACGCATTAATAAGTCATCACCAAATACTAACTTTCCATTAATAAATAAATCATCAACAAGTGGTGATAATTTTGAATGCGTAATATGTCCCCTTCTTACAATTTCAACTTCAAAACCCGCTTCTTCAAGTACTGGTCCTAATACACTTGCACGGTGCGAGTCCATACAAATCTTTTTGATTCTATATTTCTTAGCCATTTCTAAGAACCAATTTTTAACCCGGTGTGGATCAATAGATTTTTCAGTTCGAATAATGGTACATAATTCTTTTGCTTCTGCTTCTCGGATAACATCCATATTTATATCTTGAATATCTAGTGCAACTTGATTAATAAAGGAATGATGTAACCAATATCGTTTATTATCTTTTTTAAATAATAAACCCATTCCACAAAAATCTCGTACTTGTGCGAAATCCACAGCACCAATACATTCAAGTCCAGATAAATCTGGTATTGATTGATTTGTTCGCTCTAATTCATCCCAGGTACAAACAGTTTCTAAGATATTTGAAATCGGGATATTCATACGCTTTGTCATAAATTCGACTCGCAATTTCGAATTACGTTGCATTTTTTGGTATTCCCGTTTCATTTTTATTTTTAACTCATCATTGTATGGTAAAGAAGGATTCGCTTTCTCCCAATTTGCTGGATCATCGACCTCATCTTCACTATCTAACTTACAAATGAATGGTAAAAAATGAATATCTTCAATCTCGCCAGATAAAATTAATTTTGCTGTTTCTTTTAAATCATCAAGTGGCCCACCTCTTACGTGTCCATCTGTTGTGGTGTAAATGATTCGGGAACCTCTTACTTTACCTTGACCACTTGTATAAACATTGATATTATCGTAATTTTCGTATTCATGTGCCTCATCAAAAATTACACATCCAGTACGTTTACCGTCTTTTGTACGAGAGTTGGAAGTGTTATAATTCATCACTGAATTTGTTTTTTTATGTTGAATTTCTTCTAATGTCCATTTAAAGATTTTTTTAAACTTCTCTTTAAAAGATGGCGTATTTATAACATTATATACATCAGTAAATGTTCTCTTCGCTTGATCTTCACTGGTTGCAACTACATCAATATCGTAATTATTAATACCATGATGTCCGGTCATCATATAAAAAGAATCATATGCCATATAACCTGTTTTACCGCCACCACGACCCATTAATATTAAAACTTCATCAAATACAATACGATCATCTTTTTTGAAGCGTACGCCATACATCAATGCATTTAAAAACTTTTGCCATAGGAATAATTCAAACGGAAAATATTTAGCAGGAACATTAATAGAATCTTCTGCTGCTTTAGCATTGAAGTAGATGTCGTCTCGACTTAATATTTTCCGAACATATTTCATTAATAATTTTTGTTCTTTACACGATTTGATTTGACCACTTTCTACCATACTCATATATTCATCGATATATGGATGGTATGTTGCCGATTGCTTAGACATCATCGTCATCATTACTTCCATCGTATACAGGTTCTTTTAAACCAAGCACTTTTAATAAGTCCGTCATACGCTTATTGGTTTCACGAAATTCTTTCGTAGCTGGATTAGCTTTCATTCCCTTTTGGCTTTCACTATTCTGCCATTCAATCATCGGTCCATTCTTTTTAATTTCTCTCGCTAATTTGTTTTTCGTATCGAACAATGTTATGTAATCGTCGACAAGGTCAACATAGTGCATACCATTCAAATTAGCATTTTCCAATTGTTGTAATAAATCTTGTTTGATTTGTGCTTTCTTTGATAGTTTTTGCACATGTACCCCCCCTCTTAATTTGATATCTCAAAAAATAATTTTTTCCCATCTCCTCCCCCCGTTGAATGGTCCTCCTACTAAAAGCCAAACTTTTTGACCGGGGGGTGTTTAAGAAACTAATTCAAAGTAAGTTTCAATAAAATCCAAAATAAAAAAGACTTCTTCATTAGAAATCTTTAGAATGTCTGTCGTAAATATTAAATTCTCTTCTTCTTCTTCCAATCTTTCTCTAACATCATTAAGTTTAAGTCGTTTGCATTTTCTTGGGTTCACACAGTCTCTTATTTGGCAGTAACGCCAGTAAGAATACTTTCGGAACTGATTAAGCATGTCGCGTTCATATGACGTACGCTCGTCCTTCTCAGCGTATTGAATCATTAAGTCAGTATCGAATGTCCAACTACCATCCACAATGATCATAGCTACCACCGTTCCTCATTCATGAACTTAGGTTCACTCTTGCTAATCATCTTATCCTTACCATCAGCAATGTTATGGCAACGAACACAAAGATATTCAAGGTTGTCTAAGTCTAAGGCAAGATGTGGATACGTCTTAACTGGTTTAATATGGTTCACATCCATTTTCATCTTACGTCCACGCTTATCAAGTGTATCTCGTGTCGTTACCTTCCCTTTCTGTTTGCAATGCTCACATTCATTCTTAGCTCGCTCAATTGCTTTTAATCTTAACGCTCTCCACTCTTTAGACTTATAGAACTTCATAAGCTTATTTTCTTTTATGAGTTGCATAAGTTCTTCATTCCTCATATCTATCACTCCACAACTTAGCAATAACTCCTATGAGTTACAGTACCTACAGGTTCGATTGGTTCGCTTTGTTTATTCTTATCAAGTCGCTCAGTATATCTAATCAACTCATTAATCTTATTCATCATTTCCTCATTATTAGGAAGACGAGATACTTGAGTTCCATCTTCTTTATCTTCTATAATGATTCTTTTTAACTCTTCCATTTATCCTCACTCCTTATCTTTCTCTAACAAATCATCAATCAACTTATTGATTAAACTTATTAAAGCTTCTTCTCTATCTTCAAACGTTGTATCCATTTGTAATTCATCTAACACTTGAATTAAATCTGGTAACCTTTCTAATCCCACATACTGTTTTATTTTCTTCTTACTACGAAGAGCACAAAGGATTATGCCAATGGTCATTGCTTTTTCTAGTTTATTAAAGTCTATTTGCATTTACGTTCACTCTTTCAAACATCGTTTCATGAACTTTTTTAGCCAACTTTTCCACATCAACTTCACGAGGCTTTTTCAATAACTCTTCAATACCTTCTGTTAACAGGTACTGTTCCATTTTCTTTGACAAAACAATATCTGAAGGAATTTCGTTATTCGTAACAATATTGATTAAAAACTCGTCCACTACATCATTTTCTTCAAGACTAAAATTCCCTAACATCAAATTAATTTCATGTTGTTTATCTTTTATTAAAAATGCGAGTTGTTGAAGTTCTTTGTAAACCTCTTTCTTTTTATTATTAATAATGGTTTGTTCAATCGTTCCTAATTTCTCTTCTGTCTTTTCTAATGGCGCAAATTTCATTGGCATTGTTGGGCCTCCACATCTAACACAACGTAATCCATCGGTATGCTTTGTAAGAATAACCGTTCTGCAATTTTCATCCATACATTCAATCATCGTTTTAAACTTCATCACTTATCCTCCTCCATAATTAAATGTTCCAGTCCTTGAACTGCTTTATCATCTAAACGAATATCCATCAATCCCAAAATCTTAATTACGTCTTCTAACGATTCGATTTTACTTGCATCAATCTTATGAGGATATCTCGGTCTAAGATAAATACTATCTTTCTTTTTCATTGTTAATTTCTGTTCATCCATATTTCATCCTCCTCCAAAATAAAAAGCACCCGAATGGATGCTTTTTTATAGATTATTAATTTTCACTTTAATTCCGGTATGTGAAGTTTTATTCTTCTTTCAGCTAACAACCACGACAGACACCATCGGAAAACTTATCAGGTTCTCCTAATTCTGTCTACCTAGGATGTTGTTAGCTCAAAGAAGAGCAAAAGCTCTTCCTAATAACGGTACCATTCAATCATTACCATCTGCTGGTTTCGGATTTTATGTGCCATCATTATGAAACCGTTTAGACAACATATAGATTATAAAGGAACATTATGAGTTGTGTTTTCCGCCACTTCTCACAATACAAATATATCATGCTAAAAACCAAAACGTGTCCGTAAATCGTTCGCAAATAGTCCGCAGATAGTTCACGAATAGTTCGCGTTTTTGATTTATGTATTTTTTCACATCGTTTTTCAGCCTCTTTTTGCATAGTTTTGAATAAATATGTTCTTTAATCCTAAGAAATGAATTAGCTATAACCTGGATTGTGTTAAATTCACCTATTCCGTTTAACCTTAGATATACCAATCTCTTTCGTATTTTATAAAAATGAATTTGACACTTTCAGTTTAAAGCTAATTCAATATATGTTAAAAAAATAAAGGAGCTAGATTCTAAACTTCCTTTGATAATCATTTAATGTATCTTGCTCCATCCCAATGTATCTCAATGTTTCTTTCTGATCTGTATGATTTAACATCTTTTGCAAGGCAACTACATCTTTAAATTGTTTGTAATGGTGATAGCCATATGTCTTTCTGAGTGAATGAGTACCAATACGTTCCAATCCAAACTCTTCTGCAGCTTGATTCAATATGACATACGCCATTGCACGAGTAATCGGTTTATTTTTTCCGTTCCTACTCTTAATCAAGTATTCATTCTTTTGCTTTCCTTCAGTATAATTTCTAATAGCTCTCTTCAGCTCTGAAGGCATCTTCACATCCTTGATTTTCTTTGTTTTCTTTTCCCGTATTACAATATTCCATCCTTCTACATCACGAACACGTAAACGTAATATATCTGATATTCTGAACCCTGTATTAATACCAAGAAGAAACAGAATGTAGTTCCTCTCATTCTGCTCCTTATAAAACTCTTTTATTTCTTGTATTATTTCTTTATCTCGAATCGGCTGTACAATGTTCATACTACTTCTACCTCTTCATTTTGCGCCCTTTGTTTAAACACTTCTTTTCGCAAACTGAAAGCTAAACGTAATAAAGCTTTTCCTTTCACTTTATAATACGTTGTTCTGCCTAACTTCACTTCATCCATTATGTCTGGATCGTATCCTTTCTCTTCCTCCATATAATACATATGAATGATTTGTCTTTCTCTTTTGGGTAGCCTGTTAACAGCTCTATGAACCCAATTCATAAATTTATCTCTGGCCATTTCATATTGTACTCTTTCAATTGCTATGTTTTCTGTAGAACTGTTGAATTCATTCGTTACAG